TTATCGTAAATTTTCTTTAACGTATCAGGGTTCATTTGAAGGAAATACAACATAAGTTCCTGAACAGCGTTGTCAATTTTATTTTTATCTGTTGTAATACCATAAGCCATTTCAGTAAACTTATCTGAGAGCTTTGCTATTTCTTCATATATCTCAGTCATCTTCAGGTTCTATTGAATCTATCTTGTCAACTGTTTGTTGCAGTAATTGGTCAAGTACAACTTTATATGCTCTAAGAACTGCTCTGTTTCTTTTGGTTTCTAAGGCTGCAAAATAACCATTAGTTGCAACTGATACGTTAATTGGTATTATCATTAGCCAATCAAAAAAATTATGTTCTTTTGTTCCTGAACCATATGAATTATGATACTCTAATATTACATCAATAACTTCTAAATAATTTTGGTATTTTGTCTTTGTGCTTGTTTCTTTTACAAACTCTTCACACATTAACAAATAAGTTTCTATTGCTTGTTTGTGTTCTTGGTTTGCATAAATCGTTTTCCGCATACGCAAACATATGATAAAAGTTTACCCAATTCCTTTATCTTTTTTTAACTTATTAACAGCAGCTTTGTAATAACCTATCTTTTCTTCATAATCAACTCTAGTAAACTTGACTATTGACTTTGCTAAATATTGTAGCTCTTGTGCTTTACCTTCACCATACTTTGCATCTAAATATAATGAGAATTTATATTGTTCTCCCTGCTTGAACATATTACATCCGACACATTGTGGTTGACAATTTTCTTCGTCAAATCTTGTAGCTAGGAAAGTTCTTGATTGAAAATGACCACACTGAATTCCTTTTTTGTAATACTTTACAGCCCCACAAGTGAAGCATTGTACAAGCCCTTCTTGAGTTGCATCTCTTAATCTGATAAAAAGGCTAAACCATTTGTCTAGTTCTTTTTTTAGTTTACTTATTGACTTCATAGCCTAAGTCTTTACGCCACTTATCCTGAAAAGTTCCTTTTCTTAGGTGGTATTTTTTACCTCTGTATTCAGGACATTCTTCTTGTAGCTTTGCTCTTGCTCTTTTTATGCTAGGTGCTGATGTAAATTTATTACTTGCATATAATTTTAAAAACTCTACAATCGGTGTTTCTTGAGTCATACCTTCGATATGACCAAGTTCTTCTGCCCAAATATTTGAACAAAGTCTGTTGTCATCATCCCTTAAATCAGGATACATCTTTAGCCAAAATTTCACTTTTTCTTTCGTTTTCATAATTTCTTGGTTTTTTTCTTCTATTGTTAGGTAAATAATTAGTTAATTGCTCAAATCCAAATTTCATTTTAAAGGAGCTACACTTATCAGGGTTGTAAAGTTTTTTAGTTTTCATAAGTATTTTTGTATTCTTTAGCTCTTAATTCTATTTCTGTTTGTGATAATTCTAATTCATATATTTTATTGTTATTTCTTATAACTACAAATAATCTAACTAATTCTCTAGTGTAGTGTTCAATATTATTTTCGTGACACCATCTTTGAGCATATAACATTGTTTGGATTTCTTTTGGGATTTTACTTTCTTCTTTTTTCATTTTTATTTGCTTTAATTATTTAATAGTTTCGGTTCTGGTCTATAATGTGGTACTTGCTTAGGGTTTTCACCTTTATCTACTCTTGACCTAGCATCCCATATTAATTCTTGATGTTTTCTAAGCCATTTCATATAAGTTGGAACATTTAAATGTATAAAGTCATTTGTTAAAGGACTTCTTACTCCTAAATTGAATGCTTTTTCTGCATCTTCAAAATAAAAATTTTTATACATTCTTGCTAAGTCAGCAGCTAAACTTGTAGCCATTATTTCAATAGTTTCTTCTTCTACATTATTTTGCCCTAACTCTATATAAGTCTTACTTACTAAATCAACAGAAGATAATATCAAATCTTCTTTTGACATTGTTTTAATTAATCTCATTATTCGAATTGTTTTTTTAGTTTTTCTTTAACATTTATATTCTTTTGTAAATGTTGATGTATTTTACTCATTGTTTGTGCTTTAGGTCTATCCCATTTCTTTTGATTTTTTGCCCAAGTCTTTAATCTAAGATTTGTACTCCAAGTTTGTTGTAATTCAAACTTCATTTTTGTTTTAGATTTATTTGGTTCTGTCCAATAATCTACAAAACTATTTAAAATATTTTTATCATAATCAAAAGACATAACATTTAAAACAAAATCTTTTCTCCTATTAGATATATTAATACTTGTATTATTAATACTTGTATTGTTATCTTTAACATTTTTGTTAATAGGGGTACTAACATTGTTATTAATACCTCCATTACATAATTGTAAATACCTCTTATCAATTTCTTTAGTACCGTTTTTGTAAATTATTTCTCTATTAATAAAGTTATTTTCAACTAAACTGCTTATCCACCTACTGATTGTTACAGTAGACACATTATATAAATTTGAAAAGTATTTATTACTAGCCCAACAAATACCATCTTTTCGGGATAATGCTGTTATTTCTGCATAAAGTAATTTAGCATTTGGTGTTAAGTTTTTGCTGTATCTTACTTCAGCAGGAATAACTGCATAATAGTTTGGCTTGGTCATAGTATATCTAAATTATAGTTACAATCTCTGAGGGCTAACTTACATAATTCTAATTGATTGTAAAAATCTTTGTAAGAAACTTTTATATCAACACCCACATCACCTGATGTAATCTTAATTGTAGTTTGAGGATTTGCACTATGCTTGACACCCTGCTCTCTTAAATGGTGTCTTAAATGAAAAGTATCGCTAAAAGTTCTTTTTGCTCCTTGTATATTTGTGTAAGCATTATAAATTTTATTGAAACAATCTCGGTACCTCTCCCGAGTTGAATAGTTAGATTGGTGCATCTTTTCATAATGCCAAACTGAAACTCTATCTCTTTTAATTTCTTTAGCAATTATAGTTGGGTGTGTATCATCTACCATTCTAGCAACCACCGATGCTACAGCTCTTGGTATTTGCAATTCACTCTTTCTGCTTTTAAAAGCTAAAGAGCCTTTACGCAACCCCATCAATGATGTTGTAAGGTCACATAAGGTTTTAAAGTTGTCTTTAGCTATCATTAGAATGGCATATCATCATCAGCAGTAACAAACCTGTCACCTACTGTTTCTTCACCAATATTAGCTATAAACCAACCATCAATATTATGGTAGTATTTTCCATTGTATTCTCTTGAAGATAAGTTGATTGAAACGCTAACCTCTGAACCTTCTTGAATATCTCTAAGGTTTTTAACCTTATCGCCAAAGAAACTGACCACAACTTCTTTATTGTATTCTGTTCCTGATTGCTCAACCAATATAGATTGTTTCTCCCAAGCCTTTCCTGACTTAGCCGTTCCTGTTTCTCTGTCTAATTTTTTAACTAATTTTCCTGTAATTTTCATTGTTTTTTATTTATTTATTATCTTATTAATTTTATTTATTTTTTGTCTAGCTTCAATAATTTGTAATTTTAAATCTACATTATTTTGCCTTACTCTTTCATTTTCTTTTTTCAACCTTTCTATTTTTTCGTTTTTTTTCAAGGGTGTGTTTATGCTGTTTTTTGGCATATAATTTTCCATAATTTTTAATTTAGTTAGTAAAAAAAGAGGTGGATTTTATCTTTACAAAGTATAACCGCTGAGTTAATAATTATTAAGATATTAACCACCTCCATATTATTTCTTTTTAAAATCTTCTGATTCATCTTCACCAAAAACTCCTAGTTCATAGAATCCTGTTAGTTTTAGTACTGCTCTGCTCATAGCTCTTTTCTCTGCCATTTCCATTACGTACCAAGTGTTGCAGTTACCATCTTTGAAGCCACCTTTTAAGGCTGAACCAAAAGTCTGAATGTAAGCACCTTCTTTTCTTGCATTAGCTTTTACAACACAAAAATCTTTTTCGCAATTAATAACTTCATAATCAATAGTTATTCCTTCTATGGCTTGAATCTTATCAATACCACTTCTTGTGATTATGATATAATGCTGATGCTTAAATACATCATCTTTTGTTAGGTTGTAAAATTCATACTTTTCCTTAATCTGTTCTGTTCTCATATCTATTTAGTTTAGTTAATAATTTGGTTAAAAATACAAAATTTATTTTAATTAAAATTGTTGTATTATAAAAGAACAATTTCCAAATGCCCAATAAAATGTTGCATCCATTATTGATTCTTCATCAGGATAGTCTTCTTTGTCATAATCTTGCCAAAATTCTTCCATATCTTCGTATTCTGTATATTCACAACATAAGGCAATAGGGTCAAATTCTATTTCTTCGCCTGTGTCGTTTTCATAAGATTCAAGCATTTCAAATAAAGCTTGTCTTCCTTTATAGCTAAAGTTGTTAGGTCTGTGTTGTTCAAACCAACTTGCAAATTGATATTGATCAATAGATGTTTTCATTTTGTTATTATGTATTTAGTTAATTGTTCTTTTATATATTCTAATTGTTCTTTGTCAATCCATTCTAAAAAGTTATAAGAATCAAAACAGATTTGAAAGTCTTTACCATATTCATCTGTACCTCTTAAATAAACTTCGTTTTCGTGTGCCTGGAATGTATTAATATCATTCATTCTTTTGTGTATTAGTTCCTGTTCCATTGTCTTGCATTTAAAATTAAACATTCTTTTTTCTTATTATATAGTTCAACCCATTCTGGCTTTGTTTCAATATCAAAACTATCTCTGCATTGCCATCCGTGATTCCTTAACATATATCTAAATTTATCTAATATTTCATCTTTAGTACCTACAACAACAACACAACTCCCTGACTTTTTAAAGTCTATATAATTATTATTAGAATTATAGTCATATACCGATACTGATTGATAAGAGGGTTTTAACACCCAATATTCGCTTAGTAATTCCATTAGTAGTTTAGTTGTATGTGTAGCAATATAGATGCTAAGGTTAATAATATAAGAGATGTATATAAAAGCCAAGATGGTATCATATCTATTAATCTCTTTTCTGTATTTTCTATGTCATATTTCTTGTAGTCATTTTTAAATACAAATGTTGCTAGTTCTTGTGCATTCATAAACTGAACTGATTTTGTCAGCTTGTGAGTTACTTTGTAGTCTGCTCCTGTTTTAATGTTTAGTGTCTTCATTTTCTTTTTTTTAGTTATTAATTATGGTACAAACATATAACAAATATTTGAATTAACTGACATATTAACACAATTATTTACAAAGTTATTAACAATTATAATGTTAACAATAGCATTTGCTAGATTTCAGCGACTTTAAGTGCTGTCTAGTGTATTAGTATAAAAAGTGCGAGAAAGTGCCTTAAAAGGCTAAACGGTGTTAAAGAGAAAGTAGTATAATGCCTAATATTAATAGCATATACATTAAGTAGAGTTTTATTGTTGGGTTTTCTTCCATTACAAAGGCATTAAAAGATTTAAAGGAGTTTCGCCATTATTTAATATTACAGCGCAACCAACGGCAGGTCGTTTACCATACTTAGCGTAAGCCATAGCATAGGATTTATGATTTATTCCGCAGCCTACCTGAGTTCCATAAACTCTAAACTTCTTGCCGACATAATGCTCTGTATAACATTGTGTATGTAAATGCCCTTGTACGGTGTTCATCATATCAGCACGACATTTAGTTCTAGCCGTTCCACCTTCTCCGTGAATGTACTGAACCCCATCTTGTTCAAAGCGTTCTACAAAATCCCAATTAGGAGTTCCTAAAACCTCTTTGTAAGACTTAATCCATTTACTAGGAATAGCTGAAGTCTGTGCTTTTCTCATTATAATTCTATCGTGATTGCCAACTATAACTTTTGTACCTTTTTCGTCAAAAGCGTTATACCACTTAGAAAGTTTTTCAATAGCTAGGTCTAATTCATCCGCTCCACCCATACCATCTGCTGACGTTTCGTGGTAGGAGCTATAATGATTGTCTATGACATCTCCTATAAAGATTGTTTGAGTACAATTGTAGTATTCGTACTGCTCTAAACAAAAGTCAAGATATCCATCAAGACAAAATGGTTCGTGAAGGTCACCGATAACCAGAACATTTCTGGCCTCGGTTTCCCTCATCTTTTTTAATGCCACTATTTCGTGTGGCTTTAATCGATATCTGTTATCTTTTAGCAACGTCTGCTATTCCTTGACCTACCACTAATGTAAGTAGAGCATAATAAAGGTTTGTAGCTGTAGTTTCATCTACACCCAAAAATGTTACAATTACAGGTACGACTACTGAACTTACAGCGTACCAGAACTTCTTTGACTTGAACATTTGTCCGATTAAAAACTTTTCTAAAAATTTCATATTATTTATTTTTGATTATTAAATTAATGTTTGTTCCGCCTAAATTAATGATTTCTTTCATAAGTAAATCCATTGCTAAACGTGAGTTCTGAACAAAGTCCTGTTGGCTTCCTAGCCCTACTAGGATGCAGCCGCTTGTATCTTTAGCTGAATTTCCTCTATGAAATAAAATCCAATCTCG